TCAGAGCCCGCGCCGTCCCCGTCCGACGGCGCGGGCAACCATTGTCGCGATCTGCGCCCTCGAGCGCGAAAAGCCTTCCACATCCGGCGTCTGGATATTGAAGACGACGGTCATTCCACCGCCTTCCCCGCCCGCTGCCGCAATCCCCAGCCTGCCGTCGCTACCGCGTGACAGCGGCAACACGGCCTCCGCCTCGGCCTCTCCCGCAAGCCCGATCCCGCCGCCTCCAAGCGGAAAGAAGGTCGGCGAGGCGATCACGCCCCCCTTGGCGAAGGGCTTGGGCGTGGGTATGGGCGGTGGCGAGCTTGGGCCGAAACTTGCGGTCACGGCCTTCACGGACCCGGAAATCAGCGTATTCAGCCCCTTTTCCAGTGGCTCCAGGGTCTTGTTCAGGATGTCGGAGGACAGCTTCAGCGCGATCGAGCGAAACACCGCGTCCAGCCGCTGGCCGTTCTTGACGGCTTCCCGCAATCCGGTTGTCAGCGAGCGCGAAATGGAATCGGCGCTGATTTTCGCCAGGTCGAGGCCGCGGGTAAAATCCTCCAGCGCCTGTTGCGGAAAGCTTGGTGCATCTTCTGTTTCGGGCATTATTAATTGGCTCCGTCGGGAAAGCGGGCGATGAGCGCTTCAAGCTCCCCCCGCCCGATTGCAGGCTGTCGCTCGGGCTCGCCCAGCAAGCAGGCGATCTCGCGCGGCGTGGCGGCCCAGAAGTCCCTCGGCCTCCAGCCGTACCGGCCAAGACAGAGCGCCATCAGTTCCCGCCATGGAAACGGCCGGATCTCGTCCGCCGTTCCTCCGCCAGCCGCGCCGTTCAAGGGTTTTCGGGCTCGGCCTCCCCGCCGAACGTCACCTGCAGCAGGTCGGCGGCAATCGCCGCCATGCCCGCCGCGCCGCCGGCAGCCGTCATCGCCGCCACGTGGTCGTCGTCGACCGCGTTGCCGGCTCCTCTCAGCCCCGCGCCGATAATGCGGATGAGATCGCGCGCCGAAAGCCGGCCGGTCGAGAACCGTTCCGTCAGTTCCGCCAGATTGCCGGCCTGATAGGCCGCCTCCAGTTCCGCCAGCGCGCCCAGCGTCAGCACCAGCGTCCAGCGCCGGCCGTCCAGCATCGCGTCGATCTCGCCTCTCAGCCTGTTCGCCATGGCTCAGGTCTCCGTGAAGCTCAGCGCGCCGGCCGATTCCAGCGCGATCTCATAGGTCATTTCGCCGTTATGCTCGCCGGCGTAGTCCAGGCCGGTGATCTGGAACGGACCTTCGACCACGCCGAAATCGGGCAGCACGATCCGCCAGTCGCGGATCAGCCCGTCGAAGAAGATCGCCCGCACGGCCGCGTCCGAGGCTCCGTCGCGAAAGATGCCGCTGCCGGATATCGCCGCCGCCCGCGTGCCGGCCCCGGCCAGCAGCTCGCGCCATTGCCCCGCGCTCTCGGCGTCGGTCACGTCGACGGAGGCCGCGTTGAAGGCGATCCGCCGCGCCCTCAGCCCCGCAACGGTTATGAAGCTGCCCGTCCCGTCCGTATCGCATTTCAGCAGCAGATCCCTGCCCTTCTGCACCGCCATTTGCCGTTCCTTTCCCTGTCACGCCGGCTCGCAGACCGCGCGCAGCCGAAGCGTGCCGCGCCAGGTTCGTCCGTCGTTGAGCCGCTCCGTTGCCGCCGATGTCACCGTCAGGTTGGCGAGCCGGTAGCCCCCGAGATCGGGGTCGAGCACCGCCAGTCCCTCCCGGATCGCGTCAAGCGCTCCGGCCGTCTCGCCACGCGTTGCGGCTCTGGAAAGCACCGCGATCGTCAGCCGCAACTCCTCCGCATCGCCCGCATCCGCATCGAGCGGCGCCGCCGTCACTTCGGCGAGAAAGGCGAAGGGAAACGACTGGCGCTGCGGCGCGCCGTCGAAGACGCGTTCCCCGCCGAGCGCCGCCGCAAAGCCCGCATCCCCCTTCAAGCGCGTGAGGATGGCGGCGCGCAGCGCGATTTCCGCGCTCATTCCTCATCCTCCTTCAGCAGGAGTTCCGTCTCGCCGCGCCTTTGTCCGCGTCCCGCCGACACCACCGTGAAGGCGGATTGCCCGTCCACGAGCCGCCAGCCCGCCGCGACCGCCGGCCCCGCCCGCATCCTCGCGCGATGGGTGACGCGGGAAGAAAGCCGCTCGCCCGTCACCCTTTCGGAAAAGCCTGGCTGCGCGAGCGCGACCCAGACCGTGCCTTCTGGATGGAAGACGAGGCTCGCCTCGCCGTCGCCGGCTTCCACCCGTTCGGGGCGTTCCAGCCGCATCGCACGATCGAAATGCGCCGCCCCTCTCATAGGCGCGGCGCCCGGTAGCCGGCCGTCAGCGCATCGAATCCGAAGGGGATGCCCGCCGTCGCAAGCTCGCTGCCGGCCTCGCGGAACTCGTACCACTGGCCGACGAGGAGCAGGATCGCCTGCACAAGCGCCGCCGGCACGCTGCCGGCCTCGTCGCCGTAGCCGGCGATGAAGTCGATCTCGACGCCGTTTGCGGCGGCCGGCGCGCCCGCATGCACCCTGACGCGGGCGGGGCTCGACGCTCCGTCCAGCGTATAGGCGCCGGGATCCAGCGCGACCGGCATGCCGTCGGCGTCATAGACGGTGACCGCGTCGATGCGCTGCACCGGGCTGACGGGCAGGCGGATGATCCGCCCCGGCGGCCAGGCGTCGAGATAGAGCCGCCAGCCCTGGGTGATCAGCGCGCGCCGCGTCGCCTGTTCCACATGGGCACGCGCCGCTTCGATCAGCCTGGAAATCAGCGCGTCCTCGTCCGTGTGCGTGACCCTCAGGTGCAGGCGCGCGTCGGCGATCGTCACCGGCTCGATCGCCGGCGGCGTCGTGATGATCGATGTCATGATGTCTCCGGAAGGTTGGGAGGTGGAAATGAGGACGCGGCTAGCGCACGAGCGATATCCGGATCCCGCATCGCGTTCGGACTTCGTCCTCATTGGTGCGAGATGACGGCTGAGGGTTGGGCCAGTGCTTACCGCGAACGCAGGTGTCATCCCCGGCTCGACCGGGGATCCAGTAAACACATGCGCCTGCGGCTAAACCTCAAGCATCGGCGGATACTGGATGCCCACCTTCGTGGGCATGACAGCCTGCTGAGCAGCCCTTACTCCACCCTCCGCCGTCATCCCGCCTTGGCCATGCGCGACAGCGCATGGCGAGAGCCGGGACCCGGAAATCAGTGCGGGCGCAAGCCCGCGCCTTACGCCCTGAAGTTCAGCAGCTTGATCGCGTCGAAATCCTGCACGCCGCCGCCCACGCGCTTCGTGGTGTAGAACAGCACGTAGGGCTTGGCCGAATAGGGGTCGCGCAGGATGCGCACGCCGGTGCGGTCGACGACCAGGTAGCCGCGTCGGAAGTCGCCGAAGGCGATCGCCGCCGCGCCGTCGGCGATGTCGGGCATGTCCTCGGCTTCCGTCACCGGAAAACTCATCAGCGTTGCCGGGGCGTTGGCCGTTGCCGGCGGCTGCCAGATATAGTTGCCGTCGCCGTCCTTCAGCTTGCGCACGGCCGCCTGCGTGCGGCGGTTCATGACGAAGCGGCCGTTCTGCCGGTAGCCGCTCTTCAGCGCATAGACGAGGTCGATCAGCCTGTCCGCCGGGTCGGTTGCCGGAAAGGCGCCCGCCGCTCCGCTCGCCACCTCGCCGATATTCCCCCAGCTCCACATCGCCTCGTCGACGCGCGGATAGTCGAGGAAACCGCGCGGCTTGTTGACGCCGTCGCCGTTGATGAAGGCAGCACCTTCCTGCTCGGCGAAGGCCGTCTCCACCTCCTCGGCGATCCACTGGTCGACGTCGACGGCGGCATCGTCAAGCAGCGTCGCGGTTGCCGCCGGCATGGCGTAGAGCTCCATGGTCGGGAAGGCGAGTTCGGCCAGCGTCGGCCCGTTTGTCTGCGGCCGCGCCGCCGTTTCGCCCACCCAGCCCGTCTGCGGCCCGGAGATCGAGAAGGGCTTCTTGAAGACGCTGGCCGACACCTGCCTCAGGCCGGCGATCGCGCGGATCGGCGAGACGCTGGCAAGCCTGGTCAGGATCGCCGTCTCCGTCTCTTCCGGAACCAGATAGCCGCCATCGGCGTCGGAGCCGACCGAAAGCGCCTTCTGTTCCAGTCCCTTCAGCCCGTCCTCGCCGCCGCCGCGCACATAGGCGTCGAAGGCGGCCTTGTGCTCCAGCGACACTCCCCGCAAGCGCAGCTCGTCCCTCTCCTCGCGCATCGGCCGCCGGCCCTTCAGCATCAGGTCGTCGAGCTGGCGCTTCTGCCGGTCGAGCGCGGCGTCGATACGGGCCAGTTTCTCGCCCGTTACCACGTCGTCGGAGGCGCGCGTCTCGATGTCGGCCAGCCGCTCGTCATTGGCCTCGCAATAGACCTGGAAGGTGCGCTGCAGGTCTTCCACCGCCCGCTTCAACTCGCCCTCGGCCGCCTTCGTCTCGGTTCCGCCGGCCATTGCCCGTTCAAGATCGATCATGTGTCGCAATACTCCAGTGTAAGAGAGGCCCGGCAGATGGCGCGGGCTGCGGGTGAAAATTCCGCTTCCGCCGCAAGCTCGGCGGAGCGGGTGTCGAGCCTGGCGAAGCTCTGCTGGGGAAAGGTCACCAGCGAGATTTCCCAAAGATCGATGTCGTAGAGGCGGCGCGTGCCGGATCTCGGATCTCGCAGCGCGTTGCGGGCGCGAAAGCCGATCGAAAGCCCGTCCACCGCGCCGGCCCGGATCAGCAGCCGCGCCTCGTCGGCCAGCGGCAGTCCGGCGATCAGCGACCCGCGAACGAAAAGCCCGCGCTCATCCTCGCGCATCTCCTCCCACACGCCGATCGGCCGCGCCGGATCGTGCTGCCACAGGAAGCGGATGCCGGAAGCGCTGCGCTGGCGCAGGCTGCGGCGGAAGGCGCCCGCCATCACCGTGTCGCCGCCCTCGTCGGCGATGCCGAACAGGCTTGCATAGCCCTTGATGCGGAAGGCGGGCGCCGGGATGCGGCCGCTCACGCCAGAGCCTGCCGGCGCAACAGCCGCGCCACGCTCAACGCAAACCTTGCGAAGACCGCGCGATGTCCCTCATGGGCGCGACCTGCCTCCGCCCTGCCACGATGCGACATGGTTCTCTCCTTTCGTTGATTGTCGGACTGTTGCCCCGTGCCCGGTCATCCCGGACAAGCGAGGCGAAGCCGAGCGCCGATCCGGGATCCGGAAATCGGCGCGGGCGCAAGCCCGCACCCTCCAATCTCACCCCTCGCCGTCGAGCGCGGAGAACAGCCGGTTGAGCCGTGCGATCGCCTGGACGAAATCGTTGAAGCGGCGGTTCGAGGCCGAAATCTCCCGAAGCAGCATCAAGGACAGCGCGGATGCCGAGCTTGCCCACAGGAACAGCACCAGGTGGGCGAGATCGCCCTTCTCGGCGATGAGGCGCGTCACCTCCTCCATCACGCGCCGCCTTCCTCGACGCCGTAGCCGACGGCGACGCGCTTCTCGTCGCGGCTGAGGAAGCTTGCCGCCTCCACCCGCCGCCACAGCGCCTCGCGCTCCACCGACAGCGCCTCCACCCGGTCTGGATCGGGCGCAAGCCGCAGCCCCTCGCCGAAGGCGGGCGAAAGCCATCGCCCGACGGCATCCAGTGCGCGGGTTGCCAGCGGCAGCACGCTTTGGCGCCAGAAGGCACGGTTCGCCTCCTGGTAGTTGGCGAAAGTGTTGTCGCCCGGTATGCCCAGCAGCATCGGCGGCACGCCGAAGGCGAGCGCGATTTCCCGCGCCGCCTGGTTCTTCGCCTCGATGAAATCCATGTCCTTGGGCGCAAGACCCATCGGCTTCCAGTCGAGTCCGCCTTCCAGCAGCAACGGCCGCCCGGCATTGCGCGCGCCCTGGTAGCCCGCTTCCAGCTCCGTCTTCAGCCGCTCGAACTGGTCGTCCGACAGGTTCGCCGCCTCGCCCGCGCCATAGACCAGCGCGCCGGAGGGCCGCGCCGCATTGTCGAGCAGCGCCTTGTTCCAGTTGCTCGCCGCATTGTGGATGTCGAGGCTCATCTGCGCCGCCTCGATCGGCGCGAAGCCGTAATGGTCGTTGAGCGGATGGAAGATTTTCAGGTGCAGCACCGGCAGGCCGCCGCCTGCCTCCCGACTGAACCGCACCGTGCGCCCCGAGACCGTGTAGTCATAGGCCTCCGGCCAGCCGTCCGCGCCCGGCACGATCCGCACCCGGTCCGGCCGCAGCGCATGCAGTTCCCGCACCCGCCCCTCCAGGTTCACCCGCTCCAGATAAGCGTTTCCCGCCACCAGCAGATGCCCGTACACCTCCTCCATCAGGCCCGCGCCCGTCGCCGCCGGATTGGGCCGGGCAAGAAGCTCCAGCAGCGGATGGCGGTCGAGTTCCCGCTCGCCGTCATAGAGCACCATCGGCACGCTGGCCGCCGCTTCGGCGATCAAACGCACCGAGCGGTGAACCACCGGGTTGCGGGCATAGCCCTCGCGGGCAAGCGCTGCATAGTCGCGCGGCGTCCACACTGCCCGCCCCGCGCCCTGCAGGGCCACCAGCGGCCCGGCCTTCGAGGCTTTGATGTCGTCGGGCCGAGCCGAAACAGATTCAAACAGTCGTCTCAAGATCATGATTTTTCTCGCAAATTCGCGCCGTTCTGAAAAACGGATTCAAGCCGTTGAGAAATCGATTCAACCTTCAGAGCTGCCGCAGCCTCGGCTTGGCGCCTGTCGCCAGCATCAGTTCGCTCAAGCCGTGCACCAGCGCGTCCAGCCGGTCGGGTGAGCGGCCGGAGGAAAGGCCCTTGCGGCCGAAATCCGCCATCTCGTCCTCCAGTTCCGGCAGGGTTCCCACATGCCGCACCCGGCCCTGCTCGTAGAGCAGCGCCACCGGCTCGGCGCGCAGCCACTTGCCGCGCGTCGCCCGGATCGCCTTAACCGGCACGCCGGCATCGATGCCGCCGATGATCGCCGACACCATCTCGCCGCCCTGGTTGACCTCGGCGACCAGGCCGTCGGCCTCGAAGCGGCGATAGGCTGCGATCGCCGCCGCGCCCCAGTCGGCGGGCCGCGCCTGCGTCACGCTTTCGTCTGCCAGCACATAGGCCGTGCCATCGGCTGCCAGTCCGGCCACCACGATGCCGCAGGCGTCGGACCGCTTGCCCGAGGAGGCGGGCGGATCGACGGCGACCACGATGCGCTGCAGGTCCGGCGCACACGCCACCCGCATCCGTTCGATCGCGCCGCGCTGCCAGAGCGCGTCGGGCCGGTCGTCGATCAGCTCGCCTTCCAGTTCCTGCCGTCCGAGCCTGGTGCCCGCATAGGCCTTGCGCATGGCTTTCAGGAAATCCGGCGCCAGATTGGCCGCGTTGGCGGAGGTTGCCGCCCGCGTCACCGCCGTTTCCGGGTCGCCCAGCAGCCGCTTGACCAGCGGCACCGGCCTTGGCGTCGTCGTCACCAGCTGGCGCGGGCGCTCGCCGAGCCTGAGCGCGAATTGCAGCATGTCGAAGCAGTCTTCCGCGTAGCGCCACTTGGCCAGTTCGTCGCACCAGGCCGCGTCGAATTGCGGCCCGCGCAGCGCCTCCGGATCCTCCGACGAAAACGCCATCGCCACCGCGCCGTTCGGCCATTCCAGCCGGCGGCGCGACGGCTGCCATTCCGGCCGGTTGATCCGGCCATGCACGCTCAGGATGCCGGAAATCCCCTCCACCATCACCTCGCGCACATCGGCCAGCGTTTCTCCGACCAGGGCGATGCGCCCCGCCGGCTCTGCCGTCGCCCAGCCCGCGCCTTCGGCCAGCGCGCGCACCCATTCCGCGCCGGCGCGCGTCTTGCCCGCGCCGCGCCCGCCGACCAGCATCCATACCCGCCAGTCGCCGCCGGGCGGCAGTTGATGGTCATGCGCCCAGATCGGCCAGTCCGTCTTCAGAAAGGCCAGTTCCGCAGCCGTCAGGCCCGCCAGGAATTTCGCCAGCGTCCCCGCCCTCGCCGAGGCGGCCAAGCCGTTCCTGAAGCTCCTGGCGCAGGTCATCGGCGGTCCTCGCTTCCTCGTCTGTTCCTTGCGGCTGCGCCTTCCTGAGCTCGATCAGCATGTCGAGCGTTCGGGCAAGGCTTGCCAGCGTCCTGGCCGTCTTCTCCGCCTCCGCCGCCGCATCGGCCTGCGGCCCGTCCGCCGCCCCCTCGTACGGGTCGGCAAGAAGCCGCCGCTCAAGCCGCAGGATCTCCGTCTCGAACGCGCGGTAGAGGCGGCTCACCATTCTTGCGACGCCGTTTGGTTCGCCCGCGTCGAGCAGCGACTGCGTCGCCTTGCGGGATACCCAGCCGCCCTGCTGCACCCGCCTGCGCACCGTGCCTCGGCTGACGCCCAGCCGCGCCCCGATATCCGTCAGGGGCAGTCCCTCGATCTCGTAGAGCGCCCGCGCCATTGCCCAGTCGTCGGGGCCGGGCGGTGTACGTTCGTCGGATTTCGGGTTGTCGACACTTGCGGCCTTGCCATCCCCCAGTTGCTGCGCCATGGCCTCCGGCACGGCTTCGCCTGCCCCCGGCAGCGCGCCGCCGTGGATTGCGTCCCTCTCTTCGATTGTCATGATTGTCCCCAGCCCTCCAGCGCGGCCGTGCAGCTCAGCGCACCGCCGCCCTGCTCCAGGTTGTCGTCTCCGCGAAGGCGGAGACCCAGTAAGCGGCTGATTTTACGTTTGGATCTTCAGTTCTGACCGCTACAGGACGCCCATTTTCGCGGACGTGGCAAAGTACTGAGCAGTCCTTGCCCCACACTCGGCTGTCATCCCCGCGCAGGCGGGGAGGTGGGTTCACGTTTGAAGTGCAACACGGTTGAGGAGTTCCGAGAAGACCTCATTCGGCGTCCTGAAGGCAAGGCATTTGCGCGGGGTATTGTTGTAGTGCTCGACCAACTGTCGGATTTGGCCTTGATCGATGGTTGCCAGATCCGACTTGCGCGGCAAGATCTTGCGCATGCGGCCGATGGCATTCTCGATGCCACCCTTCTGCCAGGGGGCGTGCGGATCGCAGAAGAAGGTGGCGAGGCCGAGCCTGTCCGTGAGTTCGAAATGCAAGGCGAATTCCGTGCCATTGTCGAAGGTGAGCGACCGGCGCAACAGGCGGGGCAGCGGACCGAAGCGCTGAACCAGGGCCTGGACGACGGCGCGCGCGGTCTTTCGCGACAGCCGATCGATGGTGAGGATGCGCGAGCTGCGCTCATGGGTGACCAGCACATACTGGCCATAGCGGGAAAAGGCCATGAGGTCGGCCTCCCAGTGGCCCGGCGTGGCCCTGTCGTCGGCCTCGGCGGGACGTTGGGCCAGCGGGCGGCGCAGCTTGATGAAGCTGACGGACGAGCCGCCGCGCAGGCCCAGGCGGCCCCTGCGGTTCTTGGCGCGCGGCAGTAGGCGGTGCCAGTAATCCTTTTGCGCCGAGCGGTGATAAACGAAGCGGTAGATGGACTCATGGCTGATGAGCGTGCCACCGTGCTCGCGCGCCAGCCGGCCGGCGATCTGTTCGGGTGACTGTCCCATCGCAAGGCGTTGCCTGACCATGTCGCGCAGCGCCGGCTGGCGTGCCAGCTTGTAGCGGGCATCCCAGCGCCGGCGCCGGAGGGCCAGTCCGTGCGCCCGTTCCCCGTCATAGCTGCCGCACCACTGCTTGGTCGGCCTGGCATTGCGCCGCAACTCGCGGCTGATCGTGGCAGCCGAACGACCCAGTTGCCGTCCGATCCAGCGCAGCGAGCGCCCTTCCCGGTGCCACAGCTCTATCTTTACCCGCTCCCGCAGGCTCAACTGATCGTAACTTTGTCCCAT